CTCTGACCAAAATTTCTTACTAAGTTTTTAGAATTTAATTGTTCTAAATCTTGAGAATTAATACTTTCTATATTTTGAGTACTTAATATTGCCATATCTCATATTATATTTGCCAACCATTACCTGCCGCTATACTAGATCTAGTAAGACTAATTAAATCTTTTAGATCGTCTTTTACTTTACCTTCAGCTCGTTTATCAATAGCAGCATTCCATTGGTTATAATTCTTAGTATCTACATTACCATCTTCTTTTTCTTTAGCTTGTCTAAGATCATTTTGATTTTTACTCTTACTCTTACGAAGTAAATTCCTTGAATCCATAACATCTAAATTAGCTAATAATCTACTATAACTCATTAAAGGATTAGTCACATAATTAGTACCGTACTCAGCTTCATAAGCTGCTTGCGCTGCTTGAGCGGCTGCTTCTTCTGCGGCTTCTTGGGCTTCTTCTTCTTGAGTAGCTGCTTGTAGTGATGATAGTTCACCTTGAATTACTAATAATTGACGATTTAAACTTTCAATTTCTATATCTTTACTTCTAATAACTACTTCAAGAGGATTTTCATAATCATCTACATAATCTAAACTACTTTCTATTATAGTAGAATGAGAATTTTCTCCTGTTTTAGGAATGTCAAAAAATATTTCATTATATAAATTAAAAAATTCTTCAACACTAATAGGAGGTTGTTCATTGTTTAATTCACTAAACTCAGCATTAATTTTTTTATTAAAGTCAACTCTACTATAAATAGCTTTATTAAAAATTATATCCCCTTGATATTTGTCAGGTATAGCATTTTCTTCATCAATAATAGGTTTAGGCATTACCCTAGGTTTTACAGCGGGTTGTGCCAAATCTATTCTAGTATTTCCATATGTAGGTGCTTTAGCCATTAGGATTTAACTATTTTAAAGTAGTAATTATCATCATAAACAGTGATACCATCATTATTTTCGTGTTTAAATAATAATTTATAGTATCTTTCTTCTTGCAATCCGTTCATATACAATTTAAAATACATTCCTTCTGAATCAGCACTTAACTTAGAAGTAGGTCCAAAGGGAATAACTGTTTCTTCAGTAGCATAATCTACCAAAGAATAATAAGATTCACTAGTAAAATACTTAGTATTCAAATAATTAGAAGTAGTAACAAATGTACGTGTAGGATATAACTCTCTAACATTTAATCTAAATTTAGGTTCTTCTATAGTTTTATAACTTCCTTTATTATTCCTTAAAGTAACAAATATTTGACCCGAACTTAATACAACATCATTAGTAGCTGAATTAGTATCATAATCTGAATCATCCCACGCTATATCCAAATAAGGTGGATAAATAGTATGGGTATCCATAGAGAAGAAATTTAACTCTCCATCGTCAATAGCGGTAAATTCTTGAGAGCCAGAACGCTTAATTATAAAACCATTATTAGTAATACCATCAGGATAAACCGCAGAATCATTACTAGCACTATAATATTTTAATATAGGTGTAGTAACATCTAAAGATATATCTAAATCGTCATTAAATCCATAACTTCTAGTTATTTCAAATCCTGAACCAGTGTACCAAATACCTCCTCCAGGTGCGTCTGTTGTCCAGCTTCCGGTAGTACCCGCAGATAAACTGGCAGTACCCCAATAAGTTCCAAAAGCACTATATTTGATCGCATTGTCACTTCCATCGCGGTATAACCAAGATACTCCATCAGTAATTTGAGGAGTATTGCCTAATCTGCCAGTGCCATTTACCCAACTTTCTGCTAAAGGATATACTTCTAAATGTTGATCAACATTTAATTCTCTATGTTCAGTTTGCCATAATTTTAAACTAGCAGTTACAATTGTTTTATCACCTACTTTGTTATTAATAGTATTAACAAGTTCAGTAGTATTAAATTGGATTAATATCCTGCTAGGGTAATAATTAGTATCTGTGCTGGATTCAATATCTCTTAAAGTTAATACTTCATCAATACCTGTGTTAAGAGAGGCATTAAGTGGATGAGAGTATATTGTAGCGTCTTTTTCGGGAAATAAAAAATAATGTGCCATAATGTTATCTGTTTACTCTGCCTATTATATCATTATTAGGATATTTTAACTCAAATATAGCAGGATCTACTGGTGGGTAAATTACGTCATTTCGAGTAGCGGCCTCAAAATTATATTTAAATTGTGAGTAACCACTATTAGTTCCATATTTGTTTATAAATTCTATCTTAGAAACATTTTGAACCCCATCTACATTATATAAAATATTTGATACGTCACCTTTAATAATAGGTTGGTTAATTTGCCAATTATCTACTTTAAAAAAGTCTTTTAACCTATTAATACATCTAATTAAAACATTTTCGTTATTAAAACCTGGTTTAACACTTATGTTAAAATTAACTTGAAAATTTAAAACAGATGCGTTTTTTATATTAATAGCATCTGTTAACATACGATATTGTTCTAGATATGTTGCTAGATTTATTTTAGCTGCATTAGGTAATGTTGTTAATTTTTTATTTAAATCATATCCTAAAACATATAAATTAAGAGCATTAGGGTTAGCAATACGTTTACTAGTTTCTAGCGAAATTTGATTATCTTGAGCAATATAAGCTTTAGCTATATTACCAAATTGCACAGGCATTGATAAAGTTCTGAATATGTAGTCTTCTTTAGTTACAGTTCGTTTTTGAGCAGCAAACTGTGCCATAGTATTAAGACGAATATCTTGAGCAGAATCACCTGGCCCCCCACCCAAAGCAGGGGATGGATTAGTACAAGCTAAAGAAGTAATAGCATCATCTAAAGTATCAGAATCCAAATTTCCTTTTCGAGGAGTTATAGTTACGTTTCCTATTCTATTAATTGTATTAGCATTAGTGTTAGCTTGGACTCCTCCTCCTACTAAATAAGTAACTGTTAAAGTAGTATTGGAAGGAGCTTCACCATAGGCTTTAGTATATAAAAAATTAGAAGGATCATAAGCAACATCTAATAATGATCTTCCATCTCTAATACCTAACCCAACATTATCGGGATTAGGAATAATTGAAGTATCATCCCCACCTGTTGAACCAGCTCCAAAATGAATCTCTAATTTTTTATTAGACCTAAATCTTGTTGTAAATCTTTTAGATACTTTTTTAGTCCTTAATAAATAAGGAACTTGTCCATTATATTGTGGTAACTCAGGATCATAAGCTTCATTATTAGGAACTTGTTCGAAAACTGTTTCTTGTGCTAGGTAAGGTACTTCAGTCCAAGTATTACCTTCTGAATCTGTGATTGATTGGATTCCAATTATATTAGTGTCATCTAAAGATAAAGTCTTAAATCTCTCAGCCCCTGCTATATTAAAAGTAATAGTCTTTGCCTCCGCACTAATAGCTTTAACTCTTTTCTTTAATAAAAAATAATCGGGTTGTGTAGTACCAGGTGCTAAAGAATAAATTGTTTGTTCAGTAGGATCAGCGGAAGAAGAAAAAGAAAAATCTACATCTTCTTGTATAAGATATCTAACTCCACTATTATTATTGGGTAAAAAGTCTGAATTTTTTCTTACTTTATAAGCATAATCCCAATCAGGTAATCCAGCATCATTAGCAGGAATCTGTTGGAATAATTCTAAGTCTACAACAGCAGGTGTAGTAACAGCGGGAACATATCCTAAATTATAAGCTAAAGCATACAAGTTTTCTCTTTCTTGAGCGTATTGTAAAAATACTTCTTGAATTTGAGCATCTGTATAAAATGAAAGAACATCACCAATATATGATGCCATTTCAATAAACATAGTACCAGGACTACCTTCTGTAAAGTCATTTAATAAGTCAGGGTAATATACCTCTGCCATATTAATTAAGGCATTTTTAAAATCATTAAAATCTTTATCTAAATACCTTACGGGTTTTGTATTATTAACTGCTGTAGAGTATGCCATTATACTTCGTTATTAAAATTTTCATTAGTAAAGCTTAAACTTACTGAATCCTCTTCATCATTATTATTTAAACTATAATTAACTGTAACATATAGGATATGTCCTTGGAGACCTCCATCTCTTAAAGCTATATTTTTTATAGTAATTTCAGGAACATATCTTTCAACTTGTGGAGTTACTATAGATCTTAATTCATCTCCTGCTATAGGGGTATTTTGTTGGAAAAGTCTGTTTTTTAATCCGGCTCCAAAATTAGGATGATGAAGACGTTCTCCTGGGGATGTTAATAAAACATTAATTAATTTAGATCGAGCATGATCTTTAGTAGTATAATCAAGATCAAATATTTTTTTTCTATTAAAAGGT